AGAATGCCTAAACACACTAAGAAGCGTTCAACTATTAAACGGAAGCACCGGCGCATGAAGCAACATGCCGAAGCAAATAAAGCTAAAGCTTTAGATGGCAAGCAATTATCCAAGGAATATGAGCCGTACAACATTAATAAGCGGGCGTTCAGGGAGGATTGAAAATGATCAACAAGGCACTATTTACATCAAACAAAGAAGACTGGGAAACGCCCCAGGATTTCTATGATCGATTAAATACTAAATATCACTTTGAATGGGATTTGGCTGCGAGCGATGGCAACGCTAAATGTGGCCATTATTTCACTAGTGATGATAATTCGTTAGAGCAAGATTGGGAAAGATTATCAGGAAATCTGTTTTTGAATCCACCATATGGCCGAGAACTAAAGCTGTGGGTTAAAAAGGCATCTGAAACACAATTAAAACACGATCAGTTTTTAGTGATGTTGATTCCGTCAAGAACTGATACTAGCTACTGGCATGACTATATTTTCAATCATGCTGAAATTAAGTTTTTACGAGGTAGATTGAAATTTGAAGTAGACGGAGTTAGTGGTGACTCAGCACCATTCCCGTCGGCCTTGGTTATTTATAATGGAGATGGCGACGATGATTAAGTTTAGAGGGATTCCATTAGAAGATGTTAGCTCAATTGATGGTGTAAATTTTGATGGGAAATTTGTTTATGGAGACTATGCAAAAAATGGTGATGGGGCTTTAATTATTGGTGATGTACTTGAAGCTGAAGAAGATGCGTTTTGGCCGTCTTGGTGGGTTCCGGTAGACCCTAAGACAGTAGAACAGTTTACCGGCCTGACAGACGTGAACGGCAAGGAAATCTACGTTGGTGATATTGTAAAAGTGTGGTCAGATGTGAGTGAATTAACAATGGAACCAACTGTCAATGAAATCGTTTCAGAAGATTATTTCGGGAGAGCAGGCATGTTTTTAAAACCATTAAGGCTACATGTTATTGAACCATGCTTACATGATTCTTGGAATAATAAATTTGAAGTTATCGGCAATGTGCACAATAACCCAGAGCTATTGGAGGAACACAGATGATTAAAATTTATCGAAAAACGGCCACTATTAAGGCTGAACAGTTTGATGGTAGCTATGAGATGGTTGATAAGTATGAGCTTGATAAACCAATTTATTTAGCAGATGGTGGCACATTTGGAATCGAAACATTAGAAGGATATTTTGACATAGAAGTCGGCGATTGGATTGCAACTGGTATTAATGGAGAAACTTGGGCGATTAAAGATGATGTATTCAAGAAGACGTATACCGAACTGCCAGTAATTCCAGAGGAAGTTAGCCTATCAATTGAGGACTGGAAAAAGCACCACCGCGGACTTGACCAAATTTTCGGAATAGTTTATCAGCATGAAATAACTAGAACACAAGGAAGCACGACTATCAACTGGATTATGTGTGGTAACCAAGATACTTTTGCCCGTGCATGGATAGACGGATACACAGTGGAGGAAGAAAAATGACTGACACCGAATACGCCAAAGCAATTCAAACGAAAGCCACAGTTGCCAACCTGGAAATTAACGCGGCACTGACAGCTGAGCAACAGGCACAAATTGGTCAGGACTTCATTGCTGACATTATGGAGTTGAGTGAAAGGGGAATTGGTAGTGAAACGAACGACGATTAGAAAAGTTGAAGATATTCTACGTGACTATCCCAAGATTGACAAATATATCGAGAAGCGTGAACAAGAATTACGTTATCCAACTGTACCACGTGATGATAATGTCGGAGGTGGCAAGGCACAATACAAGTATCCGGAAACGGCGTTAAATACGCTCATTACAATTGACGATGATCGGCGCATTAACACATTGAAGCGTCAGCGAGAAGTAATTGATGATTGTTTAGACGGCGTTGGCCGTGATACAGAAGTAATTATAAATGAGCTATACTTTAAGAAACATCAGCAATACACAATCGACGGATTAATTGCAAATCACATGATAAATGTTAGCCGTCGAAAAGCGTTCGACTTAAAGAAAACTTTTATCAACGATTGCGCTAAGGGGTTTGGATTGTATGAAATATAAAAACGTGCACTAATCGTGCACTTTTGGCCCCTACAATCGTGCTAAATTGGTAGTATGCCAAATGTGATTGACGTGCATGAAGTAATCCTCCAAATTACAGACTGGTAGTCGCTGTGGGCTAATTGGTAAGCCACAATGGAATGTAGGTTCGATTCCTACCGGCGATATAGTTAGCGGGGGGAAGTTGCGAATCTGAAACAAGTGCGCGACTTGGCCCACACCAATCACATTGACCCAAGCAAGTCACTAAACTGCTGAATAGGACTGGAGGCGTGTTTGGAATTAACTTCATAACATGAACTCCCATCGTCTTGTTTACATTGGCTGTGCTTGTGGCGGAATAGGTAATGCCCCAGTTAGTGTTACCATTCAGATGGTATCAATCTCACTGAGTAACCCACAGTTAACCAGAAGGATTTTGTAGGGTACAAATCCCTACCAAGCACATAATTGGCGCAATTAATCTGGCCACCAAATTACATGCGGAAACATGTGCGCTGTGGTAACATAATCAAACATGGTTGCAAAAACTATAATCGTTTTTCTGATAACAACTGTGTTTAGGAGCCTGACATTTAGTTGGGCTCTTTTTAGTAAAGTAAATAGTGTGTATTGCAACTCAAATAATACTAAATATAGTATGATATTAAATTGTATTGTTGAATAACGGGATCGCCATCTTATGAGACAACAATACATAAGCCTGGCTGTCGTCAGGATTTTTTAGTACATACGATTAGGAGGTAGCACAATGCAAAAAAGCTTTAATTATCAAGATGGTTTTGGTGAGGAACTAAGCCTGGCAATTAATCCATCAAGTGGTTTCTTATTGGCTACCGATGATGTTGGTGGAGACAGTGTAGCAATGTCAATTAGCTTTGATGAGTTGAGACGGCTAGCTAAGCTGATCGATGACGAGGTGCCTCATGGTAAAGTTGATTAAAACCAAATACGGCTACGTCACGCCACAAGAAGCGGAGATGGATGCCCACTTAGATAAATGGTGTAAAGACAAGCGTCGTGCTAAACAGCATGGCGCTTTTAGTTTGGAAAAGAAACGGAGAAAGCAACATGTTTGGAAAAAATAGAACATCACCAGTACCTAACGGAGAGAACGCACCTAGTGTTAAACCAAAGAAAGCGAGTGAACAAAGTATGGAAGAAAAATATTTCACACCGAAGAAACCAGGAAACGAATTGCCTGATAAGATTTTAATTGATGGCGTTATGTACCAGCGAAATGTCACGGGCAAAACAATCAAGCCTAACGGTACTAGCCAAACTAATACTAACAAACCTAGTGATATTGACCTCAGCCTGAATATTGATACGACTGAAGTGCAACGTGGCTTAAGGATGATTGCTGGCGTTTTGCCAACCAAAAAGCAACCGCATCTTCGCATTGACATTGACGACATCGATGACACACCTAAAGTATTCGTTGATGGTGTAGAACAACAAGAAGTACATCATATTGAACTTGGTTGGGATGAAGAAGATGTATGCCTAAACAACAGATACAGAATCGACTTTATGGATTGTCTTGGAAGATTACATGGAATTGGTCAAGGCGAATAGTCATGCAATTGAAAGTGTGCCGGAAATCAGGGTGCGACAATACTATTCCATACGAACAAAAGAATCCGTATTGCAATATTCATAGTTCACTCTATCATCCGTTCCATTACAATACGACGCAACGCAGACAGTCATATAGCCAGTACAATCGTTACAAGCGGGACAGGGAAGCAAACCGCTTCTATCACACGAAGCGTTGGGCTAACATGAGTCTCATGTTAAAGCGACGTGCTTACTTTACTTGTGCGGTCTGTGGTCATACGTATGATAAACCTGGCTACTTGGTTACAGATCATATAGTGCCGAGAAGAGTAGATAAGCGTAAACAACTTGATGTTGAAAACTTGTGGGTGATATGTAAGAGGTGCCACTATTGGAAAGGCATGCTCGAATCAACAGCATACCGTTCAGACTCACTGATTGATAACCTTGACGTTAGTAAGCACTGGGATAAGGAACAGATCAAGGAATGGATATTGAACAAGGAGACCCTTAAAGCTGACCATCCCGATTAAGGAGGGTTACCATCCGTCAAACGATGACCATCCATTTTCACAATGCCCAAGCAATTGATTGACAGTCGCTTTAAGCAGAGAAGACGGACAAGCTATAAATTTTACACATGATTAAATGCTGGTTCACATTTTAAAGGCCGTGAGAGCTTGTTTAAGACATTTTTAAATTTTTTGATGAATTGTGAGTAGCCAAAACAAAAAATACCCCCCGCCCATGGTAGCCGGGCCAGAGCTCACATATGCGCCATCCTTCTCTCTCAAAAGTAAAAAAACAAAAAATATTGGGCTTTTTAAGGCTCAAATACTGTTAAATCAACAAAGTGAGCTTTTTTTGTAGCCAATATAAGCCAAAAATCGCCAAGAATCAAAATAAATTAGTGAAATGGAGGTGTTAATCATGGTGAATTCTAGTAAAAGCAAATTAAAAATTGTGACAAGCAAAAAAGTGACGAATATTAATGGGACTAGCAATTTGGATGATATTCAGATTACACCCCCGGCTCATTTAATGAAAAATGCCCAAACTATTTGGCGGGTGTTAGTACCTGAAATTAAAAAAATGGGATATTTGAAGCGCATTGACCAGCCTAATTTAGAACTTTACTGTACTTATTATGCGATGTACTTAGATGCTGAGGATAGTTTAAACAACTATGGGGCCTATCTAACTGCTAAGGACGGAACACCGGTTAAAAAGTCGCCTCAAGCGATTCAGCTTAATGACTGTGTTCGTAATTTAAAGTCTTTAGGCTATGAAATGGGATTTTCGTTTGATGCTGGGTTACGACAGCTGACAGTTTCCAAGCCACATCAAAAGAAATGCGAGTCACCATTAAAGGAGGTAAATTTCGGTGCAGATGTATGATTTTACTAACGTTAAGGATATAAAAGCACATATTGCTTCGACCGAATCCTCGTATCATGGCTTGCTAGACCAGTATAAGGATGCCGGCACTAGATATGCTTACGATGTTTTGTTTACTGACAAATATCTCACTTGTAGAGATGTTCAACTTGCGTGCGTACGTCACCTACAAGACTTATTAAGACAAGGCGACGACAATTTCCCATACAATTATGATGAAAAATTCGTTGCTTTAATTGAATATTTTTGTCGCCTATTACCAAATCCGGATGATACGACACAAAAAATCAAGCCACAACATTGGCAATCATTTATTTTAGACAGCCTAATCGGTTGGCGTACGCCTAATGCGGGTGTACGTTTCAATACTGCCAATATTTCAATTGCTCGTCGTCAAGGTAAAACGTGGTTGGCATCAATGCTGGTCAATTTTTATTATTTTGTTGTTTGCTGGAATGCCACTTCTCAAGACTTACTAGTAGCCAGTTATGATAGCGAGCACGCTAGTAAGCTGTTCAATGATGTTTCTTTACAAGCTAAAGAACTCATTAATCAACCGGATTTTGCTGATGGTGCTAAGGAAAAAGGGGTAGATGCACAAACTACGCAAGTTATCGGGAAAATAAATAAGAACATTATCCGTAAAGGCACTTCACAGGGTGGTGGATTTGATTCGTTCCATAATGCCATTGCTGTTTTTGATGAAATTGGCAATTTGAAACCAGCGCTTAATGAAACGTTAAAGCAGATTACATCAGGTCAAAACGGTATCAAAAATCGGATGTTCGTTAAAATTTCAACTGCTTATCCAGATATTAAAGTTAAATTCAAACATGATGAAGATGTTACCCGAAGCGCTATTGAACACGACGCGATTAGAGATGCAGATACTACTTTTCAAATTATTTACCAACAGGATGATGAAAGTGAAGTCTTTGAGGAAGATACGTGGGAAAAGTCCAATCCACTATTAGCTGAACTAAAAGGTGAAAAACGTCGTGTGCTGTTGGAAAGTTTGATTCAAGACCGTAACGATAACGATCGTGAAGGTACTCTTGAAACCTTTGTTAATAAGTCGCTCAATATTTGGAGCCGACGCTTTAAAAATAGCTACTTGTCATTAAGTAATATCAACGAAAACATTACTAGCGATTTTAATGTTGATAATCGTGAGGTTTATATCGGATTTGACGCTAGCCAAGTGAACGATAATACATCATACGGCTTTGAGTTTCCCTTTCAAGAGAATGGCAAACATATGTTTTTTGCAAAGCAATATAGTTTTATTCCATTTGCACAGGCTAAAACATTGGAGTCCAAAAGCAAACAAGACGGTCTTGACTATCAACAACTTGCACAACAGGGCTTCTGTGAGATTACCAACACGCCTTCCGGAACCATTAATCCCAACCAGGTTTATGAGTGGTTAGTAGATTATGTCAAGCGGCACCATTTGAAAGTCCGCGCCGTTTGTGCTGATCCTAACTTGGCTAAATGGTTTATTAAACGTATTAGCAATTACCAGCCGAGCTGGCCGTTGATTGAAGTGGCACCTACATCGTGGAAACTTTCTAACCCGACTAAGGATTTTCAATCCCAGTTTTTAAATGGCGATATTAAAATTTTAGACGACCCTCTACTAATAGATGGGCTAAATAACGCTATTTTGGTGGAAGATAAAGGTGGTGGCGTTAAGATCGACCGTCAAAATCGGACAAGCGATCACATTGATACTACCGATGCATTAATTAACGCGCATTACAGAGCACAATATTATTATCAAGATTTTCATGATGAAGATGGCTATAACCCGATGAATAACATGAACCGTGAAGAACGTAAAGCGTATTTTAAATCTATGTTTGGCGGTTAAGGTGGTGAAAAACAATGATCGAAAGATTTAAAACTATTATGCAAGCATTTTTTGGCAATTGGCTAAGCGTTATTTTGTTTTTAACCGGTGTCATTCTGCTTTCAGTGGCAGCATTTGCGGTTAACTTGATTATGGGGCTTCTTGTTTCCGGAATTTTGCTGATTGTCATGGCTTGCTTGCTAGATAAAGAAAGAGGGTGATAGAGTATGGGACTATTAACACCCCGAGGATATAAACGTTCCAAGACTAAAAATATGGTGTATCCCAGCATTAGTGACCTGTTTTTATCAACAATTGGCGGCTTGCCGATTTCGTATGTTGATTCAGGGAACGTCCTGAAAGATTCCAATGTATTTTCAGTTATTAACCGTATTTCAAGTGATATTGCTTCGGCTCACTTTAAAACAGAAAGCGCTAGTGCTAAAAGGCGACTGGAAAATCCGAGTGATTTAATCAGTCGTTTTTCATTTTGGCAAGGCGTAATGATTCAACTAGCCCTTGCTGGAAATGCTTATGTACCATTAGTTGGAAATAATTTAGAACACGTGCCGCCTTCGGACGTTCAAATCAATTATTTGCCAGGAAATACTGGAATTATTTATACAATCCAAGAGAGCAACGACCGGCCGAAAATGCAGTTAACTGCCGACCAAATGTTGCATTTTAGATTGATGCCAGACCCTAATTATCGTTATTTAATAGGAAAATCCCCGCTTGAAAGCTTGGGGAATACCCTAACAATTGCACAAAAAACAACGGATTCAAATTTGAAGACGTTGAATAATCAAATTAATTCCGCTGGCAAGCTTAAAATCAGCAACTTTATTGACACTGGCGAAGACTTGGAAGACGCCCGATCCATGTTCGAAAAGGCTAATACTGGGGCTAACGCCGGCCGACTAATGACACTGCCGGAAGGATTCGACTATGAACCGTTTGAGATGAAAGCTGATGTATTTAAAGCACTCAACGAGAACGCTAGTTTTTCAGCTGACCAAATTTCGACTGCGTTCGGGATTCCTAGTGATATGCTTGGCGGTGGCTCATCAACTGAAAGTCAACATAGCAATAGTGACCAAATTAAAAGTTTATATTTGTCTAACCTTAATACGTACACTAATCCGCTATTAGACGAGCTGAAATTAAAGCTTAATGCACCGGACCTTGCTCTAGACATCAAAAACATGCTAGACGTCGATGATTCTATGCTGATAAATCAAGTGTCAAGTTTAGCAAACGCTGGTGCACTAAGTCCTAATCAAGCGCAATTTTTACTTCAAAGATCGGGCTTCTTACCGCAAAACTTGCCAGATTATGAGCCACAAGGCGAAGGAGGTGAAAGTAATGACGATTAAAGTAAAAGGCATGATAACTAATGATGATGATGCACCTATTTATCGTGATTGGTTTGGCATGACAGTTGTATCTCCGGCTGACGTAATCGATGCACTCCCAGCGGACAACTCTGATGTGGAATTAGAGATTGCTTCTAACGGTGGTGAAGTTGATCCAGCTACAGAGATTTATACGGCATTAAAGAACTATCAAGGCAATGTTACTGCACAGATTGTTGCTAACGCTTATTCTGCTGGTACAATTATTGCGATGGGGGCTGACAAGGTGCAAATGTCACCTGGAGCCCAAATGATGATTCATAATGCTTCGAACGAAGCAGAAGGCAATTATCACGATATGGATCAAGCATCGCAAATGTTGCAGAGTACGAACAAGGCCATTGCGAATATGTATGCTGTCAAGACCGGTAAGCCTGTTCAAACTTTTTTAGATTTAATGGACAGTACAACTTGGATGGACGCTGACAAAGCAATTGAGCTAGGCCTTGCTGATGAATTAGTTGATTTTACACCAGTTACTAATTCATTTAATACATCGCTAGTTCCTTATCAAGCACTCAACAAAATCAAAAACTTAATTGCCAAAAATAAGCAATTAGAAAATAACAACAATAATGGTCAACTTAGTGAGCACGAAAAATTAGTGCAAGCTAAGCTGGCTATTTTTAATAAAGGAGACTTTTAAACATGTTTAAACAATTACAGGCAACATTCGATAAGGTAAGTGCAGAATGTGCTGACCTTAATGCCAAGGTAACGGCCGCATTACAAGATGACAATTTCGATACGGATGCTTATCACAAGTTACAAGATGAGTTATCCGCTAAGAAAACGCGTCGAGATGCCTTGAATGATCAATTACAGGAACTCTCGGCTGAAAATAAGCAGCCAAAGAATCCCGAAAACAACCAAGGTCAAGGAACTCCGCTTAACCCTAAAGGTGGCGAAGATAATTTAGCCAAGCAAAAATCTGCAATTAACACGTTTATCCATTCGCGGGGGGCTAAGGTAACCAATGATGCGGCAACGTCGGTAACCTCGACGGGAATTGAACCGTTGGTACCTGAAACAATTATTTACAACCCTTCAGCCGAGATCAACTCAGTTGTTGACTTGTCGACCCTGGTCACCAAAACACCAGTAACCACGCCTAAAGGAACTTACCCAATTTTGAAACGAGCAGACGATAGCTTTAGCAGCGTTGCTGAATTGCAAGAAAACCCGTCATTAGCTGCACCTGAATTTACCGATGTCGATTGGTCGGTAGCAACATATCGTGGTGCTATTCCAATCTCAGAAGAATCAATTGCCGATGCACAAGTTGATTTAACTTCATTGATTGGTCAAAATATTGGTGAAAAGCGAGTTAACACGGCTAATAAGTTGATTTCACCGGTTTTGGAAGGGTTCACGGCCGTTAGCACCACGTCATCCACGCTTGCTGATGATATTAAACGAGTGTTGAATGTCAAGCTCGATCAAGCCTATGCTCGTGACTTAGTTGTTTCAGCATCTTTCTATCAAATCCTAGATACGTTGAAGGATAATAACGGTCAATATTTGCTCCATCAAGATATTACCGGCAAGTCTGGCACTACTATTTTCGGTGTCCCAGTGCATATTGTGAACGATACCTTGCTTGGCGCCGACGGTGAGGCTCACGCATTTATTGGTGATTTAAAGCGTGGCGTTTTATTTGTTGATCGGCAAGAAGTTTCTTTAGCCTGGATGAAGAGCGAAATTTATGGCCAATATCTTGGCGCAGCTATGCGTTTTGGCGTTTCTAAGGCTGACGAAAATGCCGGTTACTTCTTAACGGTGAGTAAGTGATGGAGGAAACACCTCATCTAACGCTAGTTCAACTGCTAGTACTGCTTCCTCAGCAACTAGCGGTCAATAAATAATTTTTTAGTCGCCAATAAATAAACAGTATCTAGTGGGGCGGCTATATTGGAGATGATGTCATGGCTGGTATTGATAGTGGTGTCACAGTTGAAAATATGCAGGATTATTTAAACGTTGATGGCGATGAATCTGTTATCCAAAGCTTAATTTCAATGGCAGAAAGTGATGTTATCGGAAATATTGATGACACTATACCAGTTGAAACTTATCGGAAATACTATCAATTTAATCAGGCCGTTCGTGTTATGGTTGATTTTATGTATTTTAATCGTGGAAACTTGGGCGTGACATATAGTAGCGGCAATAACGCTTCTCAAGTACCGTATCCGGCGCCTTATTTATATCTGATTAATGGAATTAGATGGAAGATTCGGAGGGATTACAGTGAAAATAGCGGTCAATCGCTTCAATCAAAAAATTAGTTTTGGCACTATTAAAACGGTTGAAAACAATAATACTGGTGATTATGATGAGTCCTTTGTGCCTACTATTTCACTACATTGTGCGTTATATAATCGATCAATTACCCAAAGTTATCAGATCTTAGGAACTTCGTTGGAAGATACAATTGTTGTGGCAATTCGATCCACAAATGAGCTTGGTAAACAGTTACTAGCTAGTTATGGTGATGTGGTTTATCAGATTATAGATGTGTCTAAAGATTCAACTGGCAAGCCGGTAGCATATGATCTGTTAACGCTTAAAAAATATGTGAAAAAGGGGTGATATAAATGGAATTGGACGCTCAAATGCAATCATGGCTTCATGGCGTCAGAGATTTAATCCCTAACACGTCCGTAAAATCAGCAATGACAGCTGCTGAAGCGCAAGCATACGCAAAAGTGTTATGTAAAAATACACCACGATCCGACAATGACGATAGCAAGTATGGTCATTTACAAGACAACATTGCGATTCAAAACAGTGATGTAGACGGCATTGTTAATGGTAATGCGTTAGCTGGTTTTGGCAAGAAAGCGTATATTGCTAGATTCTTGAATGATGGGACCGTAAAGATGGCAGCAACTCATTTTGTTGACGATTCTAGACGAGAATCTCAGGAAGCAGCTTTTAAAGCCGGTATGGCAGTTTACAAAGCCAAAACGGGTGGTGAATAGTATGCAACTACCTGTAATTCAAGCTGAGAACTTGTTGAAAACGGTCAATTATGACTGGATTGACAATATTTATCGTGGTTCCATTCCTGAAAGTGCCAATAATGCTGGTACAACCACAGATATTGTTATTACTGAATCAGAAAATGCACCTAGCAATTATGCTAATAGTCAGTTCAAACACTGGGCGTTAGGTGTAGAAGTACAAATTTTTTACAAAAAAGCCAATCAAACCGACATTTTGTCAGCAGAAATCGAGCTGGCTAAAATGTTTATTGCAAATGGTTGGCGTGTCGAACAATCTAAAAATCACACTAAAGACCCAGATACCGGACAGGTAACCAAGGTCTTTTATTTTACCAAAATTGAAATTATTTAAAAGGAGCATTTAATATGTCAAAACATAATATTCTTGATGTCACTTTTGCCTCACTCGATGATAGCGGCGATTTAATTGCAGATGCTACCAAAGGCTTATCTGCTGATGGCATTTACATCGCTGATCATCGTGGTGAAGGCTTTGCTACTGCTAACGTCACTGCAATCGAAGCTGCTGGGACACCAGGCTGGGCGAATGGCAAGATTAAGCGAATTGCCTATCCAAAATCAGTTCCATCAATTGCTTTAACGGCTTTAGACCTGGACTGGGGAATTAACAATAAGCTACGTGGTTACGTTCAAAATACTAAGTCTGGTGCTTGGCTATTGCAAACACCTAAGCCACACATTGCTGTAATTATTCGATCACAAGCGTTTGACAATTCTATTTTCTACGAATGTTTTAATAATGTTGAATTTGTTCAAGAAACGTCAAACAACTCCACTGACAACACGGCTGAAAGCGATGATTCAACTGCTTTGACGGGGCAGGCATTAACACCGTTGAAATCAGATATCTTCATTAACCCGAATACTGGTGTTCAACAACCATACATGATTGCTAACTCTGCTGATACTGGTTTTGACTTAGCAAAACTTTATGCAGAAGTATTTGGTGGTTATGTATTATCTACAACCGGATCGACCACAGGCTCTACGACTGGTTCAACTACAAAAGGTTAATGCTAACACAGGCTGGCTCTTAGGCCCGCCTGTTACATAGTACTAAATAAAAACAAAAGAGGTTAATATATTATGAAATTATCGACAAAAATTACAAAGAAGTATTTTGGAATTGCTAAGGCTCAAGATGTCAAGGTAACGATTGGCTTAGAAGATGATGTAGCAAACATTCAATTAACTATGCTAGAAAGTGGGTTAGATGATGATGCTACTGAAGTCGATTATTTAAAAGAACAATTAAAGCTAACTCGTACCATGATGGATTTTGTGCAAAAAGTTGTGAAATATACTGATAAGCAAATTGAAACGATTAAAGACTCTATTTCTGGTGAAGAACTTGGCCTAGGTGTTGGCATGCTAATTGCCAAAATTGACGGTGCCACTGATGAAGATGTGTTAAAAGCCGAAGAAGCTAACAAAAACGCACGAGACAAAGCCCAAGAGTCAAAATAAATCGCCAACATTATCAAATGGAACTGCGCAAAAAGATTGCTGAACTAAAAAATCGTCACGAAGATTTACGGCTGCTTGAACAAAACTTAATACACGAAGGTTTGTTGCCAGATCAAGTTGAGCAACAGCCTTTTGCTTTGTTCATGGAAACATTGGCTGCTCGTGAGAAAAAGGATCGAGAATATATTGATCCACGTGAAGCAATTATGTCGTCTTACATGCAATGATAATGTTGGCTGGAAGGAGCAAAAATAATGGCCAAAGTTCAAAATGAAATGGCGACACGCATTACAATTGATTCAATTGGCGCTGTAAAAAGCTACAAAGCCCTAACTGATGCTGTCAAAGCTTCTATGAATGCTTGGAAAGCTAGTGAGGTTCAGTTAAAATCGGCTGGCCAATATCAAGAAGCTGCCAAGGCTAAAGTTGAAGGGCTAACTAAGTCTATTGATTTACAAAAAGGAAAATTAGGCGAATTAAAAGCCCGTCAACAAGACATTGACAAGTCTACAAAAGAGGGCCAAGAAGCTTATTTTAAGCTTGAAAATCAAATTGCTAGTGCCACTAAACAGTTAGGCAACTATGAGGGGCAATTAAAGCGTGCGAAAAGCTCTGCTACTTACTACACAAGTGGCCTAGCTGAATTACAAAAAGGCTATAAGCAGAGTACTAATGCCAGTAAAGCATATACTGACCGCTTAGAAGCTGAAGGAAAACAGGCCGAAGCTGGCAAAGCTAAACTAGCTGGCTTGAAGCAAAGCTATGCCAATTTGTATGCTCAGCTTAAGCTACAAAAAGATGAATTGACCAAAGTGGCCAGTGAGAGTGGCTTAACATCTGAAAAATACGCCAAGCAAAGAGTCAGAGTGGAAGAAACAACCACAGCTATGGCTAAACAAAAATCAGAGGTTGCTTCACTAACGGTAAAGTATGGCACGATGAGTAGTACAATGACCAAACTGTCAGACAGAGCTGCACTTGTTAAAGATAAGTTCAGGACTGTTGCCAGTGGTTTTAAATCAGTAGCGACTGCTGCAAGTGTTGGCGTTGCTGGAGTAACGGCGGCTAGTGTTGCTGGTGCTAAAAAAGCTTCTACTTTACAGAATATTTACAAGCAAAACCAAAATTTGTTAGTGACCAGTGGCGATTCAGCCAAGTCTGCAATCAAGGCCGTTACTGAAATGCAAAAAGATGGGCAAAAATATTCAGTTAAGTATGGGCTCTCTCAAAAAGAAATCGCTGAGCAATATCAAGATTTAATCAAACGTGGGCACACAGCTAAAGAATCGCTAGCAGTGATGAAAACTGAGCTACAAGCCAGTGTAGCGTCTGGCGATGATTTTCAAGATGTTGTTAAAGTTTCAAGCCAAGTGCTTGAAGCGTTCGGCATGAAAACTAACAATACTGCCAAAATGATGGCATCGACTAAGCGTGTTGTTAATGACTTGGCATATTCAGCTGATGTCACTGCAACTGATTTCCATAGCTTAGGCAAAGGCATGGAATACGTTGGGGATTCGGCTAATAATGCTGGCTTTAGTGTTGAGGAAACTAGTGCAGCTTTAGGTGAACTCTCTAACCACGGCCTTGAAGCAGATAAAGCTGGTACAGGGCTGCGTAAAACGATTAATAGCTTGGCTGATCCTAGTGATGCAGCCACTGGGGCACTTAAAAAGATTGGCATTACTTCAACCAAAGTGTTTCAAAAATCTAACGGCGATTTTAAATCCATGTCAGATATTATGGCAATTATGGAAAAGCATACCAAGAACTTAGGTGGTGCTGAAAAAGCTGCCGTATTTAAAGCAATTTTTGGTGCTACGGGTATGCAAGCCGCGCAAATATTGGCTGTTAATAATAAGGAGCTTGCGTCATTAACCAGTCAAGTAACCAAGGCTGGTAAGGAAGGTGACTATGTCCAAAAACTTGCCAATAAGAACAGCAATACGGCACAAATGAATGTCAAGCGTTTTAAAGAAGCTGCTGAAGCATTAGAGATCATGATGGGAGCTAAACTATTACCGACCATGACTGAAGCTGCTGATGACATGACCAAGGCTTTTAACAACAAAAGCACACAAAAAGGCTTAACTTTCCTAATTAATAATGTCAAAAATTTGCTGAATGGCATGCTTAAAGTAGTTGAGTTTATGGGTAACCATACTAAAACTGTAACAGCCTTTGGAGCAGCTTTAGGTGGTGTCTGGGCATTAGCCAAAGTAAACAAGTTTATCAAGCTAATCAAAGAAATGCGGGCTAATTTTGGCTTGGTTAATGACACTGTCAAAAGCCAATCGATTGTGAAAACTGTTGAGGCTGAGACGGCTGCCATTAGTGCCCAGAATGATGTATTGAAAACTAATAATGAGTTAGAAAGCGGCACTGAATTTTCAACTGGCGAGACCCGCATGTCCCGGCATACTAAATCTGCTTCAAAGTCTAGCTATTCAAATGTTGCCAACGACGTTGCAAGTAATGGTAATAGATGGAACTTAACAGACATTAAAAATGTCGAAAAGGAAACTGAAAAAGCCTCCAGTGAAACCTCTCGATGGTCGAGAGTTGTCGGTAAATTTAAAGGTGGTTTCAGTAAGGCGTTCAGTGGTTTAGGCTTCATTGTTAAGCGAGCAGGAAATGTCGTGGCTTTAGCTATCACAGCGTGGGACTTGGGTTCTAGTATTTCCAATGTCTTTAAGAAACCAAGTTTCAAAAATAAGATTAAACTAGAATCAAAAGCCACAGGTACTTTGATTGGTGGTACAATCGGTGCCCTTATAGGTGGCCCCGGTGGTGCTGTTATCGGTGCTTCAATTGGTGACCAAATTAGTAGTTCTCAAACCTTCCAAAAAGTTATAAAAGCTACTCATAATCTTTTTGACAGAGTGCGGAAGGATTACACGTCCAAAAAAGGAACTGAATATGCTTTGCTTGGTACGGTGAGAACGTCAAGTAGTGCATCTAAGAGTCAATATGAGAATTCTAAGATACGTTCAAATGCAAATATGACTAGTATCAGTGAATTTCAAAAAGGCGCTAAATCCGGTGGCATTACTGACGACTCTAATTCTGTTATTAATAGCATAAAAAAGAATTTAAATGGCTTGTCAGCGTCAGCATTCAAAGCTGGTGAAAGTGCCGTCAAAAGGCTTAAATCAGCATTCTCAAAGACCAATTTAAACTTTGGCAAGCTTGAATTCTCAGTTGATAACAAAAGTCTTAGCAAAGCTATGAAAGACAGTAAAGCCGGGTATAAGGCAATTACTGATACAGTGGTCAACTATGCTAAGAATAATGAAAGCAAGTCTAAGAAGACACTTCAGGCATGGGTCAAGTCAGGAATGATGTCAAAGCAGGACGCACAAACAGCTTTGGCTAATGAGAAGAAATATTATGATGGCCGAGTTAAAGATGCCAAAAACAGTGTATCTAAATTAGAGAATGTTGACAAGCAATATTATAAGTCAGCTAAGCAAGAAAACACCATGCACAACAAAGCTATGACTGGCATCAATAAGCAATATGGTTCAACCATTACTAAATTAGAGAGCACTCGAAATAAAGATATAAACAGGCTTACCCAAGGATATTATGTTAAGTACAAGGGGCAATACCTATCGGGCCAGTCTGGGATTGCTAAAATCAATAAGATTTATGGCAAAAAAATTAAAGACCAAGAAAAAGACAAAGATTCTGCCATTAATGCCGAAAACAAACGTCACCAAAACGCTTTAACTGCCGACTCTAATGCGGCTTTCAAGCGCCGTTTGAAACTGTTGTCAAAGGCTCAAGCTAGTACCGATTTGATAATCCAGAACGGTAGTAGCAAGCAAAAATCTATTTTACGGTCTTTATCCAAAGCTTCTGGAAAAATAAGCAAGGGGCAAGCTGATAAACTTGTTCATGAAGCATACCGCACCTACAAGGGTGTGGTTAAACACGCTGATAATACTTACAAAGGCGCAAAAAATGCGGCTACCAAGAAGTACAAGTCTACCGTAGCGGCCGCACAAACAGAGTATTATCAAAATCATAGTATTTCCAAGAAACAAATGGACCGAATTGTGGATAATGCTACCACTCAGTACAAAGATACGGTTAAACAGGCTAAGAATCAACGAGATGATACGACAAAGCATGCCAAGCAACAGTATACTAATGTGACTAAGCAAGCTTCTAAACAGATGAAAGACCATGGTTATTACGTTGATAAAGAAACGGGGCACGTTAAGTCAAAGTGGTCAACTCTTGGTGGGTCATTAAGTCAGATTTGGGGCGGCATTAAATCAGGATTTAGCAGTTTATTATCACTGTTTGGCGCTAAGAGTAGTGGGGGTGGTTCTAGCCACAAGTCATCACACTCATCAAGTAGAGCCAGAGGCAAGTCTGGTGATATGGGACGCCGAATTGAAGCCAATGCCATTGGTGGTAAAGTTCGCAACGGTGTGGCCTTAGTTGGTGAAGCCGGTGCCGAATTAGCTTACGAACCGTACAGTGGTACAGCTCGGATCTTAGGTGATAACGGGCCTGAAATCACCAAGGTTTCCAAAGATGAAATCATTTTACCAGCTGACCAAACTAAACAAGTCTTAGAGGGCAACTATGGTAAAGGTCGTATGCTTCCCGGCTACGCTACTGGTTTCTTAGGGACGGCTGAACGAATTACTAAATCAGCTGTTAACCTTGGCGAAAAGGCAATGGATAAGATTTCTGGTATGGTTTCAGCACCGATTAAATGGGTTAAAAACCACATTTTAGGTAAAATCAAATGGCCGGGCTTCGATAGTAGCTGGACGCTTAAAGGCGCCGAAGCCATTAAAGACGCAACGGTTGATAGAGTCAAGAACTTCGTTAAGAGCTTAGCAGATAAGCTGGGCGACTTTGGCACTGTTGGTAACGTCAAACTTGGCGGTAGCGTTGCTTCACGTGCACGGACGTTAGCTAGAGCGTTCAAGCACGCCTACCCCGCTTCTCAAAACGGTGGTATCGCTGGTATCTTAGGTAACTGGATTCAAGAATCTAATTTGAGTCCTTCTGCCGTTAACGCTAGTGACCATGGGACAGGTTTAGGTCAATGGACTTTTACTCGTGAAACTGGACTAAGAAACTGGTTAAGGAGACATGGTTACGCATGGAACTCTGCCGCTGGTCAAATTGGTTACGCCTTGAATGAACCCGGCGCAAACGGAATGTTAAAGGCTGTGTTGCGCATGACAAGTCCTACCGCCGCTGCTCAAAAGTTCTTTGCAACATGGGAGTCAGGTGGCGCTATGGATTCCACTGGCGGTGCTCGTTTGAGAAATGCCTCTGCTGTATACCGTTATATTAAAGGCATGGAAAATGGAGGATTGGTTGATAAAGATCAAATAATCAGAATTGCTGAACATAACAAGCCCGAGATGGTCTTGCCGCTAACAAACAAATCGCGGGCTAACCAGTTAATCGCACAGGCTAGTCAAGTTGTAAATGGCAATACTAGCACGCAGATTGCGTCTACTAACAGTGAAAGTAATGAGAAGCTTGATAAACTAATCAGCTTAATGTCAGCCATTCTAGGCAACATGGGCAGTGTTCAAGCAGTCATTGCTAAAGCTGATGTGGTTAATGCCGTTAAATCGGATAATAAGACAGCTTCACAATACTCACAAATGATGGGGTACTAATATCCCAGTCAATCGAAGGGTAGTCCTTAAATGGGCGCCCTTTTTACATAATTAAAACAAGGAGGTTAAATCGTGACATTACAACGAGACGATTTTGAATACGCCGGATTAAATAGCCGGGACGATTTACAGGTTGAGATGGGTAACGTGGTATTGCCTAGTGCACCGGCCATGGCTGAACAGGTGACTGATATACCAGCCATGTATGGTAACCAATTTAATGGCACTGACTTTACTAGTCGGACGATTAGTATACCGGTGTCAATTTACTGTGCCGATAATCAAGACAGGTTTAATCAGATAATGCACAATTTAAGCGGGTTGTTGTTAAGCGATGACCCTAGTGATAATGGCAAAGAATACCCGCTAGTGTTCGGCTTTGAACCTAAGGTGACATATTGGGGACATATTACCGCAATTAGTGACCCAGCCCCGATTAATACGGGTATGTATGACATGACACTAACCATTACCTTTGTGCAGTCTGACCCACGGGCAACCTTACCACAGGTTGAGAAGCCTTTAAATAATGGCTTAAACACGATTACTGTTAGTGGCACTGCTAAGACAGAGCCGGTTATTCAGATTATACCCAAGCGAGCTTTAAAGCACATTGGCTTTACTCTAAATGGTGGTCAATATGGAATTGGACCAGAAACTCCTGAGGACCAAGCTAGTGCCGTTCAACCATATACAGATGTTGTCCGAGACCCAATTGCAAGCATGGCAATGTGGACCAATGACCCCAGTGCCACCAGCGTAATGAAAACCAGCGACAATCCAATTTATCAAGGGTCGTGCGAAATAAACTCATCTAGCACGGTTATGATAGTTGCTAATAAGTCAGGTAAAAAAGACTATGGGAAGTTGCCTTCTGTCGCTAATGATACGTGGTATGGCCCAGCTTATCGGTATACTGGAATGACGCAATCATTGAATGATTGGCGCGTCTTAACCAGCCTATATCACTTGAAATACTCTGGCCAGCACAACGGTCGCGCAATGGCACGGTGTGAACTTTTACTTTTAAATGCAAACGGAGAAATGATTGCACGCTTCGGTATCTTAGACCTCGGCGGTGGGAAGAAGCCACTGATTAGATTACAGCTATGTGAACCGGGGTCGCATATGGAAAAGGGCGATGGGAAGCACCGTAATTTGTACTATGATTATGGTCCATCAGGTGCTTTTAAAAATAAGAAAGACAAGTATGTTAGGATAAAAACAATTAATAATAATGCCAGAAAATTTATAACTTTAATTAATCGTGAAGAATCTGACAGTATTTCAGATGGGGTTTTTGTCTTAGACATGATTAAGAAGGGACAGGTATTCACGTGGAGTATTACACAATACAATACGAAGACTGACCAACCCTATACAGATTCAAGGAAACATCTAGTTGTTAGTGGAACATTCGTTGACCGTAAGAATCAATTTAACAGTCCACTTGGCGGCGTTGGGGCAGTTTTTTTGAAGTTTCCAATTGCGGAAGACCATAATAAGATTAATTATAAAGAACCATTCATGTCATTGCCAAATCTAAGAATTTGGCAGGTGAATAAGGTTGCTCCGGGTGATACAACGTACATTGCTAATGCTGGTCAAGAGATTGTCCTAAATTGTGAGACTAATAGTACAACAGTTGGTGGCAAGCTAGTTTCACCAGTTTGGTCAACTGACTATCCTAAGCTTAGGCCGGGGGTTAATAGCCTGTCGATGATTGGTGACCTAGATGACGCACAAATGACGCTTAAGTATATACCTAGACTACTATAACAACACTTTAAAGGCTTCCCTCAATTGGGTGGCCTTTTTACATAACTAAAATAAGGAGGTTATACAGATGGCTTTAAATAACCAGTACTTAATCTTAGACCCTAATTTAAAGCGGATTGGTACTCTGACCGTTGATGGTGCTACTAAGTTTTATAATGACAGTATTAAGATACAATTAGCCGATTCAGACACTACCAGCACGGGCTATGATGATGATACCAATGTGGGAACTAAAGACAGTTATACCGGCACTATTAACCTGAATGCTCAATCTAAAAAATTCGACCATCAAGGTTCATTAGACGTGCTTCAAGGCCAGCCTGATTCAGACAAAGTAGTTGCTGGCAACAATCTCGCTTATTATGATGCCTTGTCGGGACACTGGTATGTTATGCACATCTATTCAACTGATGACGCTTCTAGTGCCGCTGTTAAACATACAACGACCATTAACTTTACTAATTTGTGCCTATTTACGTTGGCTCATCATTATCCTGTTGCTATGGCTAGTTCAGATACGGCTATCAAGACCGCTTTTACGAGTGTATTCAGTGATACTGGCTGGACACTAGACTTTCAGACTACCAACACTATAGTGTCATTATTCAGCATTGACGGCAAGACTAAGGCTAGCACGTTATTACAGACATTAATTCAAACCTATGATGTCGAGATTGACCCTTATATTGAGATTGACTCACAAGGTAACATTACTAAAAAGGTGTGTGTCATTACCGACAAGCTTAATGCTGACGTGGTCTATAACGAGGCGGTATTTGGCAAGAACATGACTAGCGTTAAACGGACAACGGTATCAACACCTGTGACTAAGTTAATTCCATACGGGGCTAACGGCAGCACAATTGCCGATGCCAATAACGGCAAGACTTACATTGTCGATGATGATGCCAATCAGCGATATAATCCGGATTGGCAAAGCGGGCTGTACTATGAAGCTGTGGTTACGGCTAACCGTATAGATAATCCGGAGGGCTTAAAGTCATGGGCACAAGATATGCTCAAACTATACAACCACCCTAGAACGTACTATGAGGTTGCTGTAACGCCAGACTTCAATCCACCATTGGGTGCCACAATCAGGTTTAAAGATGAGCTAATTAAGCCGGTATTAGATGCTAGCGGACGTGTTATTCAACGGACAATCAGCTTTGCTAACCCGTATGGCAACACAGTCGGCTTTGGCGAGTATACGACCGTTCAAGTAGCAACACCAGCATGGCTCTCAGGTTATCAGAATGCTATTAGTAATGCCCTTGCTAAGGCTAAAGCAGATGCCAGCTCAGTGAAACCAGTGGCCTTAACTCCAGATGGTAACAACTTCACGGACACTACGCAGACTAAGCGGTTAATCTTGCAAGCTTGGGAAGGCAGTACCAATATTTCATCATATATTGATAGTAAAGGATTTATCTGGCGCCGACATAATCCTGACGGTACGGTTGATACAAATTATGAGCAAACAGGCTACTTAGTACAAGTCCCCCATAACGCCGTTGGTACTCTAAGTGGAACAATCGAGACAGGATACATTCAAAACGACCCCGAGATTAAGCTTGATGCAGCCAATATCAAACGGGTAGCTGATTTCCTGCCAACTAATACCAATATTGGTGGTGTTGGCAGACAGTACATGTGTCCACTGTCTAATGGTACTTACATTGGCTCACAAAAAACTATCCACGGTGACACACTGTACGCGCTTCATGACAGCAATTTCAATGTAATTAGTGCTATGACGGTTGTTAACGGCGGGCACGGGGCTAGTTTTGATGTTGAAGAATCTGATGGAACAGTTTATATATGGGCTTCCACCTGTGTTGATTCAGGCAATAACTTATATGCTGTTAGTCGGTTTCCGTATATTCCGGGAGCCAAACTAGAACCAACTGACAACAGAATAACACATTACTGCACCATAGCTGATTGTCGATACGTAAATGTCGACTTTGTCAACGGATATGTATTATGTGGTTTTACCAATGGCCGGCGAGATATTATTAAGCTCGCTGATATTAAGAATGGCAACTATAATGTTCAATATTCTATCAACATCGCCAACTATGGTTTTGACCTTAAAAAGCAGACTTACCAATCACAAACCCTAAGTTTTCCCTATGTCATTTTTCACAGTGGCAATATGGACATGCACGATAAGCGTATGATGTACGCCGTCAACGTGGTTCATGGGGGACAAGAGTTTGCAGTTGACGAACTAAACGACATTGATTTGGGTATTACAGACCACAATATTGAACCAGAAACGTGCCACTTAATGCAAAATTCTAACAACGAACTTTCGTTATTCCTAACTTTTCATTGCCGGCCAGCAAATGACCACACAACCAAGCATCAAGTGACGAGAGTTATCACAATACCAATTATTGTACGGGCACCATCTGGTACGATTAATAATAATACGACAAATGACAATGTTAATACAAATAATTAAGAAAGGGGGATTATAAATGGCAGAATCTAATGCAACGCAGGTCATTCTAACCGATGACGGCATTAAAATTATCAAGGCTCAAAATACAGCCGATAATGCGACTAGTGGGGTTGCCGATTTAAATGACCCCAATTTGATGAGCGTCATTGAAAAACAGACAGCAGCTTCACAGTATGCCGGATTAACTAGCCAGTATAATGTGATTCTAGCCCGGGCAAAAGATGCCAAGGTTAGTACAACCACTTTAACAACAGCCTACACTAATTTGGATACCTTTATGACATCCATGTTAACGGATACCGCTAAAGCTAGTGGTGTTAATCGAGACACTTACAAGGAACTTACAGACGATTATAATACGGCTCTAAGCGACGTACAGAACGCCTTAAAGAACGCCTATAACGCTGATATTGATAACATGCAGTTTAGTGTATCGGTAGCTAGCCAAGCAGCTTCTAGTGCGGCAATAGTGGCTTCACAGGCAGCTATAGCGGGCGATAATGCTAGTCATGAGGCTACACAGGCCGCTATTGCAGCTAGTCAAGCTCAAATTACTGGTAATAACGCCAACAGTGTTGCTAACAATGCTAGTCAGGCTGCCTCAAGTGCCATATTAGTTGGTAGTCAAGCAGCAGTAAGTGCAAACAAGGCAAGTGCTGATTATCAGACTTTAAGTGCAGGTGTTAAGGACGGCTCGGTAGTCCATATCACAACAGAGACGGTTATTGATAAAGGGGTCATCGGGACGGCTGAGATAGCCAATGGTGCAATCACCAATGCCCAGATTGGTAATGAGGCTGTTAATAGTGCCAAAATTGCTAACCTAGCCGTAGGTACGGCCCAAATAGGTGATGGCGCAATTACTAATGCCAAGATAGGAAAATTGGCTGTAGGAACGGCACAAATAGCCAATGCAGCTATCACTGATGCCCAAGTTGGTAATGTTAGTGCCAATAAATTAACAGCTGGCACGATTGACTTTAATACGATTACTGGTAAAAATATTAACGCATCAAACATCACAACAGGAACACTCAGTACTGACCGGTTAAATGTCGGCAAATTATCAGCTTTAAGTGCCAATTTAGGTAATGTTACCACTGGCTCACTTAAAGGTGTCGACATTATCGCTAACTCATTTAGCACGCCTAATGGTTCATTTACAACAGATGCAAACGGTGCTGTCGTAGCAAGCAATTTAACAATCAGAGGTGTTACTAACCTAGTTTATAATGCGGCATTATTAGGTAATTCTGGAACATATCCAAATACAAAAGTTCCCGGTTGGAATTTATTCACTAAAGGATACTATTCAAATGCTACTTTGCATGACGGTGTTCCTTCAATTGGATTTAACTCTTCGACCGGTGGCGCAGTGTGGACTACTTTTGCACAGTCTAAGCTGTACCCATTAAATGGTTTGCACGGTCAGCCTTATAGCGCATCAGTTTGGTTCATTGACGATGGTAGTGAAGCTGCCATGAAGTATCAATTTACACTGGCTTTCTTTGATGCTAACGGTAACCGATTGGCTAGTGGATATGCTGGTAACACGTGGAATGGTAACCCAACTGCACAAGGTTGGACATACAAGACAATCGACAACATCATCTCGCCAAGTACGGCTGTCTATGTTGGTATCCAATATTGGGCATACAACGGTACTGGTCATGCTCTATTTAGTTCACCTATGTTAACTCAAACTGCTCAATCAACAGGGTACCAGCCAGACACAGGTAATGTTGTCAGTGCTGGCGAAATAGATGGATCAGTTATTAATGGTTCAACTATCAATGGGACAACGTTCAATGGTGGTTCAGCAATTAACAATTCAAACAACACTGCTGGCTATTATCCAATGACTATTACGCCAGACGGAGGGTATAAGTCAACGTACTTTGATAATGCGGTTGGACTGCAATCAAGCGTTGAATCTGGGGCGATTAGCTATAAATATCGCTCAATGATTGGTAGCAATGGGCAATATTTATTTTATGATTCAGTAATTAACGGTCAAGGTTTTGAGTCACACTCAGGTTATACGTCAGCCAAAGATACAACTTTTTCCAATACAGAGACAATCACAGGCTATGTTAACGTAACGCCATCCTTAGGAATCTATCTATATGGGCCAACACAAAAAATAAACTTTGCTGGTAATTCCGATAATATTGGCAGTGACGGAATTACTATGGATTCTTATGGCAACCTTTATGGTCAAAATACTTCAGCCTATTGGAGGATTGGAGATAGTGATAGAAAAAGAGTTGCTGACTTTGGCCTCGATAAAAAATCGGGTCATCAAATTATATTCAGCCGCAACACTTCTATCGGTAATCTATTTCTAGGCGTTGGACATACTATTGGTATGCTTGATAAAAAGCCATTATACTTCAAACGGGGTGATTCACGCGGTAACATGCTTGACATTAAGGCCGGTGCTGTTCACTACACAAGCCTAGTTAAATCGTCCCTATTAAGCGTTAAGAAGGACGTGAAGAGGGTTGACACCGCCTACTGGTCACAGCTAGTTAACTCAATCGACTTAGCCACATACCAGTATAAATCTGACGATAACACTAGCCATATTAGGCTGTCTTCAATCGTTGATGATGTGAATGACACTAAGCAGTGGCGATTACCAGACGTATTTGTCAGCCGTGATGAAAACGGCAAACTAACTGGGGTGGATGACAGTGTATTATTGAACGCCACTTTAGCGACTGTGCAGGAACAACAGAAAGAAATTGACCAATTAAACGGTCACAACATGGAATTGGAAGCTAGATTAAACAAATTGGAGGCCAAATTAAATGGATAGCATTTTAATCACGAATTATAAACCAGATTACACGAACAACATTATGACAATCAGCATTCAAATTAACACGCTGGGTATCAGCTCACAGGTAAGTATTACCATGGATGAATTTAACACTGCCATTGCCGGAGGTGCTGGTGGAGCAGATAGGGTTAAATTGAAGGTGTTAAACACACTGATTGACAGTTTGACCGCTTTAAAACCAGTTACTACAACCACCACACAGGAGGCTTAAATTATGAATATCGATGCACAAGCTTTAATTAACAAGCTGACAAGTAACTATGCCCAAGCGATTGCCCTTAAAGACCAGCAACTAGCGATGGCACAAGTTAAAATTGACCAGCTAAATGCCAAGTTGGCTGAAAAGGAGGCACCTAAAGATGGCGAAAACGCTTAGTTTTACCGATATGTCCCCACAAACGGTTAAAATTGGCGATACCACGACCAGTTTTACGTTAATTTGTGGCAATGATAATGTGGCAACGGACTTAACTAAGTCCACTTCAATTACTGTTAAATTGGGCAATGCTAGTGGCTATCTTAAACCGGCCACAGTTGACCCAACTAAGTTAACAGACCCAACGACTGGACAAATTGTGCTAGCCTTAACAGCGGATTTAATGACTGGTTTGACAGCAGGTAATTATCAGTTGGAAGTATGGGTGATTGATAGTAACGGGACGTCAATTTACCCTAGTGAGTCAACGTTACAGTTCCAAGTTAATAGTAGTCTTGAGTAGGGGGTAACTTAATTGAATAAGCACAAGTTAAAGGCACTCATCTTAACGATGGGCGCCATTTTTATGACCTTTTTAATGGTCAATGTTACCAGCCAGGCGGCAACTAGTCGTGACCAAGGGGTTGATTGGTCTAAGTATAACGGTAATAGTGGGACATTCGGCTACAGCACTGATAAGTTTGTATTCTCACAGGCGGGTGGCTTCTATGGCGGTACTAATATCCCTCAAATCACTTACAATAGCCAAGTTAAGTCCGCTATGAAGGCTGGTAAACGGGTGCATACCTATTTATGGGACGGTGTTGGTGGCAATATGACCAATGCCAAGGCGATGATGGCCTATTACTTGCCACGAGTTAAGACACCCAAGGGTAGTATTGTCGCACTAGACTATGAGGACGGTGCTTCTAATAGCGTGACAGCTAACACTAATGCCATTCTAGCTCAGATGGCCCTCATTAAGGCGGCTGGTTATACCCCTATGTTGTATTCCGGTAAAGCTTACCTCAATGCACATGTTAATGTGAGCGCCATTGTACGTGCCTATGGTAGCTGTCTATGGCTAGCTGAGTATCCAGACTATCTGGTTAGAACTAGTCCTGATTACAACTACTTCCCTAGCATGAATGGCGTGGCTATCTTTCAATTCACTAGCATGTATAAAGCAGGCGGACTAGATGGCAATGTCGATTTAACAGGCATTACTAAATCAGGCTACACAACTGCTAGCAAGGCTAAAGCACAGGCCAATGTTAAGCAGGCTCATAAACAGGCAGCTAAGAAGGCCACCTTTAAGGTTGTTAAATACAACCAGCGAGGGGTGTTCTACCCTAACCGGACACTAGCTGTTCGCTACACGGATTCAGACAAGGTACGTCAAGTGGCTACCTATTACAAGTGTGAACATGTGATTTACAATGCGGTCATTATTGAACACGACTATGTATGGGCACGTTACACCCGTTCAAATGGCCTATATGGCTTTATCAAGCTAGGTGTCACCAACGGACATGACTACGGGAAGCGGGTTACTGGTCAGCTGGTTAGTCATACGTATTACACAGTCAAGTCTGGCGACAGCTGGTGGTCAATCGCACAACGCAACGGCCTAAGCATGACTACATTAGCTAATCAGAACGGCAAGACGATTTACACCACTATCTATCCTGGTCAGCGATTGGTGGTGCGGTAATGGCACAATACGACGATACAACTAAGTTATTAATGGATATTCAAAAGGATGTGGCTGCCACCAAAACGAAAGTTGAGAACATCGAAGAAAAATTGAATCAAGTTGACGATATTGGCGACAAAGCGGACAAGGCACTGGCCAAGTCCATTGAAGCTAGCCATCAAATTGACCGTGTTACAACTATTCAAAATTGGCTGATCGGTGTCTTAGTTAGTGGCGTGCTTGTCACGTTAGTTATTTATATCGCAGAAAAGTTCCTTTAGGAGGGAAAATAATGATTAAAAAAATTAGCTTCAAGAATGCTGATGGAAGCTTGAATGGAAAATTGATCGCTGGGATTATTTCGTTGCTAATCGTTTTGATTCAACAGGTACTAGCTGTATTTGGCATCAAGTTTGCCGGTGACTGGTCAGCCATTGTCGCTGTTATCAACACTGTATTAACGATCCTTGGTATGCTGGGCGTTATTACTGACGTTCAAACAGTGACGGCACCAACGACTGATAACGATGAGGAAAGTCAGATTGAAGCGACCGCTAATCAGGCCGCTGACGAATTACAAGCACCTACGTCTACAGCCGCTGTAGTGAATAGTTCTGCATCATCTGACGCTGAAACGACGTCAGAATCCGCTTCACAAGCAGCAAAATAGTGCTATAATAATTGTTGGCTATAACTTGATATATAGTTTCATTCATTGTGGAGCTTGATCACTCTGCAACATTTCCCCTGCGCTTCGGCGTGGGGGATTTTTTTTAATAACTAATATTCAAAAGTATACATTTACGTCTTAAAGACAAATAAAGACAAATTTTTGAAATTAGTAGTGCTTTTTAGTACAAATGAAAAAAGCTCGAATGCCGTTAAATCAACGTTTAACAGGATTCAAGCTTCATCTAGTTTACCTAATTATGCCCCAGGCAGGATTCGAACCTGTACATTGTTTCCAATACAGCGACCTGAACGCTGCGCGTCTGCCAGTTCCGCCACTGGGGCAGTTGAATTAACAACAATATTCATTATAGCGAAAAGTGCGAGAAAAATAAACCTTTTTCTATATTTATGCAGTAATTTTTCATCACTGATAAGAAAAAAAGCCGATAAGTAGGTTTGTGAGTGTTACATCAGCTCAGTATCTTTAACTTACAATGAAATCACGACCAATAAACAACCAGATGCTTTGGACCAAAAAAAGCTTCTCCCCGCTATCATCCACTTCGATGATAGCAGGGAAAAGCTGTTGTCGTTTGTATCTAAATTCCATTAATTCGTCTGTTTCGTCGTAATATTACCATTTGCATAAACAAAGTAACTATTCAAATAATGGCCACGGCCACCATCCGTCTTCTTGCGGTAGGCATCCACTTGATAATAGTGGTGTCCCTGGCCATCGCGATTAGCGGTGGGGATGACTGCAAACGTCTGCGACTTCGGTTCGTGGAGTACCTGGGCAACTGCTTGAGCGGCACCGGTGGCACTGGTAATATGGTCATTCGTAGCTTGATAATTATTGCCGAGACGCTTTTTGGCACTCGCGTCGGCCGCTTGATTGTCGCGCCGAGTTTGTTCTGCGCGGTCTGATGCAGCGACCGAACTGGCCGTTTTGGTTGAGATACTTGGTTCAGCTTGTGAGGTGCAGCCGGCTAATAGTAATAGGCTGCAGCCTCCGATAATGATTCCCCGAGTCAC